CTATTCTGTACTAAGTTTTGTTCATTCGCCACACCTCCACCTCTCTTCTGCAACGCAAAAAGGACTCCGTATAGCCTCGTGTAGGCTTCCAAAGTCCTTTTGTGGTGTATTTGTCGTCTATGTTATTCTTCTCAACTCACGCCCCGATTAGAGGGCGATTCTTTATTCTATTCTCCGTATAACAGAACTAAAGTTTTCTTCCCGGATTCAACGGATTTTGCAATGTCAATCCCGATCTGCCGATAGAACTCCGGGTGCACGATACATTCATACGCCCGTGCCATCGCTTCTCGCTGCTCTTTTGTTACGTTGATTCGAAAGTCTTTCGCCAGCTTTAAAGCCTTTTTGAAATCCCCGGCCTTGATCGCTTCCTTTACAATTTCTGTTTTCTTCTTCATGATCCCGTGCCCTCCCTTACTTCATTCTGATTGATGCGTACGTTTCCGGTGTCCAGGTATACCCGTTATGTGTCGGATCTGTTTCTTTGCCCCTTTGAAATTCTGAAAGATCTCGCTTTGTTTTCGGGTCAAGATTTCCTTCCGATTTCATATGATCGAAATACCCGCCCCAGTCTCCATAGTCAAAAAGATTCATCTGTCTTGGCTGGAGCGCCTCCTGTTCGTCATGGAACATATCGAGTTCCGTCTTTCCGGCTCTTTTCCCTTTCCAGGTATGAACGTCATATACATATCCCGGAATGTCGCTGGCATCTCTCATTCTCAGGTTTTCCACCTGCTGGTAATCAACGAACTCATCAAATTCCTCTTCCGTCAGGTTTCTATCTCCCCACATGAAGTTGCAAGCCACGTAATCGGCATCTCTGTTCTTTCTCGCCATACAGAGAAGAATGACTGCTTTTGCAATGAAAAGATCGTTCGTTTCCCCGACCTTCGCTTTTTTGTTTACGCACTCATCTGCCTGTTGTAAGGCGACGATTTCTTTTGTCATGATTCCGTAACAGTCTTCCGCCGATACGGTCAGCAATCTCTTCCAGAGGTACTTTCTGTACTTCCCGCTCAATTCGTTTGCAGCATACGCCGCGTGCGGAATATCGCATCTTCGAATCGCTTTCTGAATCATTGAACTCATTTCAAAAAGATCATAGCCATTTGTTGTTTTAAGATTGTATCCCATGCTTTTCTTCCTCCTGGTGTTGTGGTTTCTTTTGTTATTTTCATCTTACCGCCCTTCCGTACATCGAACAAGCGTTTCGAAACCATTCTTCCATTTTCAGCATTAGCACGGCATAAATGCCCGGATATTTGTCATCTTTGTACATTTATTTTGGCTGTGTTCTTCTTGAAGTCGTAATCATAATACTGGCCCCATTTATTCATCATTGCATATTGGATGGATTCATGAACGGATCGCGGTTCTGCATACCCATCGTTGGTGTCCATCGTCGCTTGTGTGCAATAATAAACTGGCTGTAAAATAACCCGGTTCAGCAAAAGTTCCTGCATGGCCATGTCAATATCGCTGGTCGCAGGATCTTCTGGATTATATTTCGCTTTGAATGCCGCTTTGTTCACCCACCGGATATGCCCCGGCATTGCTTTGAACTGCCATTCCTGATGGTATACGTAGGGAGCTGGTTGAGGATTGTCGTAGGCAAGTCCTAAATTCAAATCATACAGGATCTGGGCGATTCTTTCACATTCCGCCGTTGCCCTCTCCTGATCCAGCTCTCCGGTTTTCGTTCTGATCGGGGCTTTGTAGTCCATCCGGTACAGCATCTCTTTTACGTCATCGTCCACGATACAAATAACGTCCTCTGGAGTATTTTCTATGATCCAGTAGAACGTTGACATAAAATCATGAACTTTTCCTTCCGGGATTGCCAGGATGTCTTCTACTCCGGCTTTACGGTACGCCTCTTCCTCTTCAGCTCTCACGACGTAAGTGCAGTATTCAAATACATTTTTCGTCATGATCGCGTGGGGCCGCATGTAGGACATGCAGTAAATATTAAAAGAAATATTCTGACTCATAATATTTCTGCATGCGCAGCCCTTCTTTGATGTTGGACCCAGCAAGGAAATCTTTCTCTTCCAGTTCTCCCATCAACTGCTTACATCTGAGATACACCAGGTTCACCCCAGCTTTCCAGCAGAACCCGATCGAGGCGTTGATTCTCGGGTTGCATTCGAGGAGCTTTACTGGCGCGTTCTGCATGTCACTCATTTCTGTCCTGGACTTTCCGCCCTCCAAAATGAAATCAAAACATGCATTTCCGTCAACCTTGAGATCCTCTACAATCTTTCGTGCAATCTCAAATGCGTTCCGGTTGGTTACGATCTGGCCATTGACTACCGCGCCAAATTCCATATCAAATCCAGCGTAACCGACCATATCCAGGATTCTTCCGTGATCCGCCAGCACGCATACGCTGTAGTCAATCCCTTCCACGTATTCCTGGAGGATCACCCTATTCCCGTTCTCTATGATCTTGTATAGATCCTGATCGGATATATAGCGGTTGACTCCACAGCGGTTAAAAAGTGAAATATCATATGCTTTCTCATTATCAATGATGCAAAATCCTGTTCCTCCACATTTTCCGGATATCTTGCAGCAAACTTTCATTTTCTTGTTTTTGTACGCCTCGCATATTATTTTCGCAGTATGTACATCATCCGTAGCGTATTGCCCTGGTGCGTACCTTCGGAACATCTCCCCGAACTTCTCCTTATTATTCAGGATGTCCAGTGTTTCAGGACTCGCCACGGAAACTTTTACTCCCATCGGTTCCAGATCTGTCTTATACCGCGCCGCAAGCTCCAATTCCGCTGTGATATACGGCAGAATTATATCAGTGTTGGTTTCTTTGCACACCTTCTTTAAAAACGGGATATAACCTGCATCCGTAATTGGTGGGGCAATATATTGGTGAGCGGTTCCATGATGCAGCAGTTTGTTTGCATCCATATTCACCGCCACAACATTTACTTTTCTTCCATCTTCGTTCTGCGTCAGGCAGTCCACGATTTCTTTCGAATGTTTCGAACAGCCAGTAATAAGTACCGTCAAGTCGCGCATCTTCTTCCTCCTATTGCACATCGGGCGGTTATGTCTGAAAGCTGACCGCGTTCTCTCATAATCTCCTGGATTTCATAATTATCATTCACCATATACATAGCGAGCATAGGAAAAATAAAATTCCCTTTCATCGACATTGAATAGGCTCCGCAATTATGAATCAGGACGCGATCCCCAGTTTTTAACCACCCCATGTATTCTCTGTTGATATAGTCTTCTTCCATGCAGGTGTAGCCGCATATTACAGTCGGAATATCGCTTTTCAAATCCGGTGTAGAAATATTTTCAACCGTCAAATTTTTATAATCTGCGATCATTCCGCAGTCATGAGAACTTACATCCAGAGTAGCCACTCTCTTCATTCCTCGAATTTTTACATTCTGGACGGTCGCCAGGATGGATACTGCATCTGCGATCAGTGCGGTTCCTGGCTCCAGGATCAACTGCGGCATGGATTTTCTTTTCTCATACGTATCCCGAACCAGCGTAGCTACCGTTTCCGCATATTCCCGGAACGTCGGTATATCATCGCCAAACTGTTTTTTAAGTTCTTCATCCATTCTTCCGAATAGGTGTCCGCCGAGGTCGATATACTCCAGCGGATATCCCAGGATATTTTCTACATCCCTTGCGATCCGCAGCATGCGTTCCGTCTTTTTCTTCCAGGTCTGTAAGCTTCTGCTTCCTCCCACGTGGCAGTGTATTCCGGCAACAGTCTGTTTTGCTTCCGTAATCTTACTCAAAACCTTAAAAAGTTCTGACTCGAGGAAACCGAATCGGCTGTCTTCTTCACCGATCCTGATGCCAATTTTCACCTGCTTTTCTGCATTCTCCAGAACGCATTTCAATCCTTCCCAGGATTCGACATTGACTTTGCCGTCAAACTTTAAGATGTCCGCCATATATTTCCCTGGGATCAGCCCGTTGAAAATAACACGGCCTGTATTGCGTGCTGTCATATAATACGCGAGATCGGCCTCCGTAGACGATACTACCTCCGCATATCCGCCGAGTGTGTCTACCAGCTTGCAAATACCCGGGATATGGTTGGTTTTATAACTGTAGGCGATCCGGGTGTTCGGATAGATTTTGCGAAATTCTGTCTGCAAATCAACAAAATTTCTTACGAACCGGTCTGCATTGAATAAATAAACCGGTTCTCCATTTGTCACCTCATCGTTACTGAGCAATCTTTGAAATCGCAGCTCCTTATGTTCCATCTATTCCCCATCCTTCCTCTTTCTTCTCTTTCGCTTCTAACTTGACGTTTATATCATCGTACCAAATTGCTCTTGCCTTTATTTTTCTGGTCGGAGTTACGATGGTTTTCTTTCCTTCCAGTCCTAGGTCGCGGATCAAGTTCAGATAGTCCACTTCGTTTCTGCATACGATCATCACGTAATCATACTGCTCGTATCGGAGATGTTCCATCGCGTCCAGGTTTTTGTTTTTCGGGCCTTTTTCTTTCGCTTCGATGCCAAGGTCGAGAGTTAAGTCCGCCGTCCACTCAGACAGCAAATTCATATCCCACTCGCCCGCATGGGTGTTATCCTTGATATTGATTGCCCTTAATTCCGATTCTGTATAGCCATACAGTTTTTTCACAAGGACTTTCGCATCTGGATCGTTTCGTTTCATTAATTCCACACGCTGGTTTCCAGCAATAACATTGTCTTCTTCATCCAGCAAAATCAATCCGAAATCTCCGAGCGTGTCAAGTGACTGCTGCAGCTCTTCGGCTTTCTTCTTTTTGATCTTACGTGGATTTCCAAAACCGTTCTTTATTTTCTGCACCGGAAAATTTTCTATTACCTCAATTCTTTTTTCCATGATTCACTTTCCTTTCTTGTTTTTACACAGCAAAAAGCCGCATCTTTCGACGCGGCTTTCTCTGTAGTTCAGTTACAAGCGGGGAAACACCAGTTTCCATTTTCACCTTCCCGGGCATCAGCCCTTGTGCCCGGGACAAGCGCATGGGAAGAATCGACACGTGTACTGTGTCTTAGCAATCATCTTTGCGGGACTGCTTTTCCGATTGCAATTTACACTATATCACTGGCGTTTCGAATAAGCAAAGGAAAGAAAAAGGAAATCAGTCCCGAATTTCGTATAAAACCATGGCATCCAGCCCAAAAAACAGTGTTGTGAGGTCGTTTCTGGCCTCCTTTGCATCCTTTTGGATGTTACTCAAGTCGGTCTGGTAGATCTCTGCAATCTCTTTCGTGGTTTTCTTCCCGCCCTCTCTTTCCAGGTACATGTACTCGATCACGAACCATCTTCTATGCATAACCTCCTGTGCTGAGTTCAGGCAATTCGTTTTGTAAACATTAAGCATTCGGTCAACATGAGCCATCATGATTTTCACAGCGTTCACGCCCCTGAGCTGCCGATGAATCGTTTTGTCGTCCTCAAATAACTTAAACTTTGTCAGGACTTCCATATTTACAAGAGTCTCATCCACTTCTTCCGCCTGTTCTAAGGTTACAACCGCCTGTTCTGCATAATCTTTCAGCTTTGTGTAGTTCTCAAGCAGCTTCTTCGTTCGGAAGAGGAGTCCTCTCCACTCTCTTTTCTTTTTCTGGTCTTCGAGGCTGATATACTTCGAAACCCCGTCCTCCACTGCCCTCTGGCAAATTTCCCGCAATTCGTCCTGGCTGAGAATAACTTTCTTTTCCGGTGTCTTTTTCGCCATTTCTGTACCTCCCTAGTGTCATTGACTTTTTAAGATCTTCAGCTTATAATTTTGTGTGCGAACAATTTTTAGAAGATCCTCTGCTTGTCTATGGCACCAGGGGATTTTTCTTGTATTCTTATAATCTCACGAATAAGAACCAGATCACTGTCACTACTGTCATAACAACCGCTGCCAGAAGCAGTAGCACCATCAAAATTTTCATCGGAGACATTTTCACGTCAATCCCGGATGCCATTCTAAGCTTATCTTCTTGTGATAACGTGACGGTTACCAGCCATCTCACTACAAAAAATAATACCCACAGTACAATTGTCACTTTCCAAACCATTTTTTATTTCTCCTCTCTTTTTGCCTTTTCATTTCTCAGTTTTTCATTCGTTTTCATAGCTTCTTCCAAGATCGCCGCAAGCTCTGCAATCGGAACCGCAATCGCCTGATCTCTCTTTCTGTCGTGGATGCTCAGTACCCCGGTTGATACAGCAGCCTTAATACCTACATTCGTTTTCTCCTGACGGATGATGTGCTTGTCCGCCTGGAAAAGTCCCTTTCCGCGGAATTTCGTATACACGCCGACGGTTTCCATGCTTACTCCGTCGATGGGACCATCTTTCGGATCTGATACGTAGCCAAACAAGAAATTACTCATCTTCTTTCTCTCCACCTCCTGCCTCAAAGAACGATGTCTGAAATTCTCCTCTTTTTACTTCGACTCTATCAGTCGTCACCGTGACGCTGACCGCCGAATCATAGTATTCATCAAGAAATCTTCTGAGCGGTTCAGCCGCCGCCTTGACTTCCTTTGCAATTTCCTCGTTTCTTTCCCGCTCTTCTTTCTCCGGGTACAGGAGCTTCTCGTATTCGATCCAATTACCATCAATATACTTCGGCTCCAGAAGCTTTCTTTCCCCTTTGTACTCGACAACCACCTGATCATCTTCTACGTTGACAATCTTTGATGGTTCGTCCATGTATTCTCTTAACCCCCTACCTCCAAATGTAGGGCTCCAGATTTTACCCCGCAAGCCGTCCTTGATAACGCACAGGGGATCAAACGGATTGACTGGTTCCATTGTTCGGATTGCCATTTTTCCTACCAGGTCTTTTAAGAACATTATGCTTTCCTCCTTCTACTCTTCGTACTCATAATCGTCATCGTCCGGGATCTCGCGGAAATCTGCGTCAATTGCCCCGTGATGATCCGGCAGCTCCGGTGCCGTTTCTGTGATTTCGGGTGATTCTTTTTTCAGATTCTCCTCAAAATCATCATCAAACATGCTTCTCTGTCCCTCTTCCGGCACGTACCGCAGGATGTATCTTCCAAGCTCCCCATCCCATACCAGATTCATTCCGGTGTTTTTCTTACCATTCGCCTTATCTTTGAGCGGGACGGTAGTCGTGATAACATGTTCGATCGTCGGCTTGTGAGCTTCAAAATAAACTCCGTGTTCGTCCCGTGCCGGGGTTTTCTCCGTCTGGACATTGACTTTAAGAGTGATACTGCCCTCCTTTGATTCGTTGTTCTCCATGGTACGGAAGAGCTTCTGCAAGAGACGATCGAAATCTTTTCTTGCCGCTTCGAAGACATCGCTCTGCAGCGAGATCTCCTCATAGTTTTTTCTCATTT